ATGAACCCATCCCAAAATTTGGTCAGTTAGTTGAATACATCACACAGGCAGAGCCAACACTTATAGACTGTGAGATGGTGGCAGGTGTGATAATTAATCAGGTGGATTTAGAACCAGAATCAATATTGTTAGCAGCCGAATCAATTAAAGCTGATTACGAGAAAATTGCTGATGTGCGACCTGTACAGTCAGATCCAATTAAGATTGACGCAATCAAAGCAGAAGTAGTTAAACAGTATTGTGAGGACGTGGGAGAGTATGTCGTATTAGTGCCTGAAATCTTACCAATACTGGACAAGATAACAGAGGTAAAAAGTTACAAAGATTGGCAGGTAAAACTTGTTGTAAAAGCTGGCGAGGTTTATTTGTTTAGACCCAATGGCAATCTATATAAAGTTATTCAACCACATACGACACAGGCGGATTGGACACCCGATATTACACCTGCTTTGTGGAATAGATTCTTTATAGCAGGTGATCCACAATTAGCATATTGGCAGGAATGGTATGCGTACAAAGTTGGTGATGAAGTAATCTACCAGCCTAACGGATTGAAGTACAGATGTTTACAGGCACACACTTCACAACCAACATGGACACCTCCGGCTGTGCCTGCTTTATGGACGCTGGTCTAACATGACCCCCACCCTCGACTACGCCAACACCATGCTGGACATCTACCTCGATGCCGATGACTGGCAACCTCAGGCGATAAGGCATTACCTGGAGCTTGTGATGAGCGAGAGGATGCGGATGGACAGGGAGAGGGAACTGATAAGGATGATGGAGGAAGATGACGATACATTTTGATGCAGAGCTCAGGCAGATAAAGACGATGGTCGATAAGTCTTTCAACATCACACTAAACGTTCCCGAGTATCAGAAAGACCAGGTCAAGCTAATGATGGATTTGTTGAATGACATGGTTGCGGTTGCGATGGTGAAAGCGGATTTATTTGATAGTGAAGATTAACAAAACTTACACCCGACCTTAAAGGAAATTATGAGAAAAAATGACGTAATCGGAGCAATAAGACAATACAGGGGAAATATCTCTGCTATTGCTAGAGCCTTCCAGGTATCACGGGCGGCTATTTACGATTACATATCTAACAAACCCGATTTGAAACAACTTATACAAGACGAACGAGAATCAATGATTGATGATGCTGAAAGCGAAATCTATAAGCAATTCAAAAAGGGCAATACCGCGGCATTGATCTTCTTCCTGAAAACCCAGGGCAAACAGCGTGGTTATGTCGAGCGACAAGAGTTGACTGGTAAGGATGGTCAAGAGGTAACAATAAAGGTTGTATATGATGACAGCAACGTCTGAACTAACCGTAACCCTCCGCAAGCCACACGACAAACAGCGTGCGTTTATTGATTCACAAGCAAAACGCAGAATTATCAGGGCGGGGAGACGCGGGGGCAAAACAGTCGGAATTGCTATTCCGGCTGTGACACAATTCTTGGCAGGCCACAGGGTATTGTATGCAGCACCAACCGAAGATCAAATTGGGTCATTTTGGTATGAGGTAAAAAGGGCATTACAAGAGCCAATTGATAACGGGATATTTGTCAAGAATGAAACAATGCACTATATCGAGCTTCCAGGAACGAAACAGCGTATCAGGGCTAAAACAGCCTTCAACGCTGATACATTACGTGGTGACTATGCAGATGAATTATTGCTTGACGAATTTCAGCTAATGAACGAGGATGCTTGGGCTGTTGTTGGTGCGCCTATGTTATTAGACAACAACGGCAACGCAACTTTTATCTATACGCCACCATCACTACACAACCGAAGCAGGACAAAGGCAACCGACCCACAACACGCGGCAAAGCTATTCAAAAAGGCACAGGCAGATGATTCTGGGCGTTGGGAAGCGTTTCATTTTACTTCGATGGATAATCCATATATCAGCAAAGAAGCGTTAGAAGATATTACTCAGGACATGAGTAGTTTAGCCTATCGCATGGAGATATTAGCCGAAGACGTTGACGAGGTGCCAGGGGCACTATGGACTCGTGAGAATATCGAAAAAGCGCGTGTACACAAAACACCTGACTTGTCACGTATTGTTATTGGAGTTGATCCTTCTGCTACTTCCGGCGGTGATGAGGCTGGAATTATAACGGCTGCTAGGGCTAAAGATGATTATTACACTTTGGGAGATGATAGTGTACAGGGAAGCCCACAGGTTTGGGCGACCGCAGCGGTTACAGCTTATCACAGGGTACATGCTGATTTGATCGTAGCTGAAAAGAACAACGGTGGTGAAATGGTGGAGTCGGTTATCAAGCAGGTTGATCCTTCCGTTCGTGTCAAACTAGTTTGGGCTTCACGAGGTAAGGCAACCAGAGCAGAGCCAATCAGCGCGTTATCAGAGCAGGGACGTGATCATCATGTAGGTAGTTTCCCGAAGCTAGAGGACGAGCTTTGTTTGTGGATTCCTGGGGACGCGTCACCCAATAGGCTTGATGCTAAGGTGTGGGCTTATACAGAATTAATGACATTATCAACAGGAAAATTTAATACATCCTCAAGTAATTATATTGCAGGAAATAAAACGGAGAAAAGACCATGGACAACTCAGGACTGATTATATCGGCACTCGAAAAAACAAACCCAAAACTAGCGCTATCTATTGACGCAGCTAATAGTTGGAGCGCAACGATTGTTAAAAAGGGTGCGCGGGTTCGCAAATATCGCAGGTACGAGCGCGGAGATCATGACGCGGACATCACGACACAGATGAAGAAGATGTTACGCCTGAAAACCGATGACGCGGATTTGGAAGATTTGAACGACAACTACATGCGCATTGTCATTGATAAAATGGCGGGGCGCTTACATTTGACCACCATCATGCCTGGTGGAGAGGCTGAGAACAATCAGCAAGCCGCTGAATGGATAAACGAGATCACAGCTAGAAACGACTTTGACGCGCTGCAAGGTGAACTATTCAGGGGCGCTATTCGGGATGGCGACTCGTACGCATTGATCGACCCATCTAACATGACATGGAGCGCGGAGCCGGCTTATGACGGGCATTCCGGTGTCGTGGCTATATTTGACCCAACCAGCAAACAGCCGTTATGGGCTTGCAAGTTGTGGAGTGAGGCAGACGATCAAAACCAGCTGCTAGAGGATAGCGATACTGCAAAGACAAACATGCGCGTTGTCGTTTATGAGCCCAACAGGATCACATATTGGACTGGTAATGTCAACGGTAGCGATGTATCTCCAATAAGTGAGACAGTTGGGACAAGCGAAGAGGTTTGGCAATATGGAAAAATTCCTATTGTGCATTATGCCAACCAGCGCGACAATTATACCGATTATGGGGAGAGTGAAATCAGACCCGCCATCCCACTGCAGAACATCCTCAATCGAACGCTATACTCCATGACTATGGCCAGTGAATTATCAGCGTTCAAAATTTACTACGCAATCGGGCTTGAGATTGATCGGGATGGAATTGTACCAGGATCAATTCTAAACTTAGTTATGAAAGATGATGCAGGAAATATCGTCTATGACCTGACCGCTGAACAGGTAGAATTTCTAAAGACCGTTAAAATCGGGGAACTTGGCGGTACTGACTTATCACAATATACTGGCGAAATTGACAAAGTTGTCAGGGAAATATCACAGGCAACACAAACGCCTATCTATGGCGTGACAACCGAAGGCAATCTATCAGGCGAAGCGCTGAAACAACTCGAGACCGGCTTGATCGGGAAAATATACCGCTTCCAGAACGAGAACAATGGGGCAATCAAACGCTTGTTTACCATGAGTGCGGAACTACAAAATATCTACCAGAACGGGTTACCTTCCGCTCCCATGCTTGATGACGTAAACATTGTCTGGCAATCGCCAGAGATACTGGACGTGAACGCACGCTTGAATGTGCTGATTGCAATGCGAGAAAAGACTGCTGGACTATGGCCTGACAGTTGGTACAGAGAACAAATTGGCGGTTTGCTTGGTATGAAACCCGGACAAATCACAGCTGAGGGCGAATTAGCACAGGCACAACAATCAGGGTTCATAGAGAGCCTTGTCGGTGCTGGCGGTGGAGTGCCGGTGATCTAATGGCAACTATCTACACATTGACAGAGTATATAAACAAGGCATTGGATAAGCAATATACTAGCCTGTTCGCTAATGTGCTGAAACAGATTAGGACGCTATCGACTGCCAGAAACGCACCAATTCAGCGGGCTTTGTTGGACCTGGACAATGAGGCTAAAAGATTGGTTGACGAGAACAAGCGTATTGATCCTGAAAATCCAGCATTGAAGAATGCTATTACACAGCACCAAAATTCATTGGTTACAACCGCGACACTGATACAGTCCAACGATGACGCGATCCAGAATGCAGCGGTACGTCTTGCGGTAGCTGCCGTGACATCGAAGGTGTTTACATCGCTTGCGGGTGTAATCATTGAGCAGGGCATTGATCCAGTTAGCGAAAGGGCGCTGGGTAGTTATATGTCGATATTGTCAGGGCGAAATGTGAAATGGTTGGCACCAACAGGGGTTGACTTTGCGAGGGGCTTTGTCGATAGTGCCGCTTGGATCTCAAAAATGGAAGGCTGGGGCGCCGGGTATGCTGGACTTACAAGAGACGTGATACTTGATGGAATTAGTAATGGTTGGTCACCACTCAAAGTAGCCCAGGAAATGCGCAACCACGCGGAGAATATACCGACCCATGCAGCTGATAATCTCATGCGGACATTACAGCTTACCAGCTACCGCGAAGCCTCCGCAGCCATGGAATTGGTCAACGGTGCATATCTTAGGGGCAAGGTTCGGATAGCTACACTTGACGATAAAACGTGTCTGAATTGTATTTCACTTCACGGAACGTCGCTTGAAGTTGGGGAGCGGGTGGATGACCATTATTTTGGACGCTGTTCAGAATTTTATCAAACCATTGGCGGTCCCGATTTCCCCGATACCATGCAAGCGGACAGTAAACCAGGGCAGCGCAATTTTGTACCGTTTCAAACTGGTGAGGAGTGGTTCAACTCACTATCGCCTGAGAGGCGGGCGATGCAACGATCATTCATGACTAATCCGGCAAAGTTGAAGGCATTTAACAGCGGTATTCCGTTGAGCGATTTTGTGGGCGATCACATTGATCCTGTATTTGGTCACCAAACGGTAGAATTGAGTCTGATAAAAGCAATCGGAGATGATGCTAACAAGTTTTACACGAAAATGGAAGGGATAGGATGAGACCAGTAAAGTGTACGGATTGTGTGTCGTTTATTGACAATCGTTGTAGGGATAGGCGCTGCATTATGTATGACGTTGTGCGCGACCCTGAAATAATGATCCCCATGTTTTGCGGGTGGTACAATCAGATCAAGCACGAAGAGCCGGACGAACGCAGGCAAGCGGTTATTGACGCTATCAAGGCAGGCACGAGTATTACTCAGGCTGCAAAGGACGCAGGTGTAACCAGACAAACGGCTAGTAAGTGGTGGAATGATGAAAAAGATATGTGAGAATTGCCAGTATTTCAGGGAAGAAATATGGTGCAGCAATTCAAAGTCACGATATTTCAGATTTTTTCGACCTGAGCCACTTGCTACCTGCGACCAGTTTTCACAACGAGGCAAGAAAGCGCCGTTATGGATGCGAGCGGCTAATAAGATTATGCGAGGATTGAGATGATAGTACATGCGAACAGTGAGTTTGTAA